CTGCACAGAATTACAAGCCTGATGGGACGCGCGAGCTGGTGTACACCATGCCAGAATCCACCGGCATTGAGGAAGTAGGCTCCATTGGCATGGGCGTGATGCTGATTAAGCGTAACGTCTTTGAGAAGCTGTCAGAGCCGTGGTTTGAGACGCCGTGGCGCCCCAAGGAGCGCGGCTACATTGGCGAGGACATTTTCTTCTGCCGTAAAGCGCAGGAGGCAGGGTTTAAAATCCACATTGACCATGACGTAAGCAAAGAGATTGGTCACATTGGCACGTTTGAATTCAAGCACGACCACACCTGGGTGATGCGCGATCTTGAAGAAAAGGAAAAGGCAACGTAATGGCTCTGACAACGTACACGGAGTTAAAGACATCAATCGGTGATTGGCTTAACCGCACCGATTTAACGTCTGCCATTGCCGACTTTATCTCTCTGGCAGAGGCGCAGATTGAGCGCCAGTTGCGTACCAGGCAGATGATTACCAGGTCAACCGCCAATTTCTCTACTGAGTACGGCGCTGTCCCTGATGATTTTTTAGAGACAAAATCACTCAAGCTGACGAGCACAAACCCCGTCACGCCGTTGGTGTTCCAGACTATTGACGCACTCGATGATCTATCAAGAACGTACTCAAGCGCATCACGTCCTAAATACTTTGGCATTGTCGGTGGCCAGATCAGGCTAGTGCCTGCTCCAGATGCAACGTACACCACTGAGTTGGTGTACTACGCCAAATTGACCAAGTTGTCATCCACAGTAGCGACTAACTGGCTTCTGACATCCAGCCCCGATATTTACCTATATGGGAGCCTATTGCAGGCTGCTCCATACTTGCAGGATGATGCGAGAATACCCGTATGGTCAAACCTGTACGATAGGGCATTGACTGATGTTCAGACAGCGGATGATCGTGGCTCTACGTCTGGTGGTGCTATGGCTGCACGCGCAAGGGGCTTTGGATGATTGTCACGACCACCAAGGGCGATATGGATGACTCTTTGCTGGTGAAGCAAGAGGGCGCCATTGAGAACGATAACGAGCTAACCAGTTGGACTGAATACTGGTTAGATGGGGAACTGGTTCATAGATCGGTTCATGTACTGTTGAAAAAGAACGTCGCGGCAGAGGGTGTCGCGGCGATGATTGGATAATGAAATGGCAAAACTTGAATCGGGTTTAACCCAAGAAGGGAACTATCATCGCTAACACTCAGGCAATGTGTACGTCGTTCAAGGTTGACCTATTGAACGCGGTTCATGCGTTTAACGGCACTGGAGTGCCTGCGCACACTGTTTCTACTGCTGATAGTTTCAAGGCGGCTTTGTACACCACAGCAGGTAGCCTGGGAGCCGCTACAACGGCCTATAGCGCTACCAATGAGGTGAGTGGGACTGGATATACCGCTGGGGGTGTTGCGGTCACGTTTGGCACCGCCCCGTCATCCACGAGCACCACAGCGTTTATCACTCCCAGCGCAAGCATTGTCTTTAGCAGCGTAACGCTGACTACGGCGTTTGATGCGTGCCTTATCTATAACTCAAGCCAGAGCAACAAGGCAGTCAGCGTGCATACCTTTGGGTCACAGACAGTGACCGCAGGTACGTTTACCCTGACCATGCCCACCAATGACTCCAGCACCGGCCTGATTCGGCTGGCATAACCTGGAGGCAGCGCCGTGGCTGCATACGGTACAGGCTATTACGGCAAGGGCGTCTATGGCATAGGCAATGTAGTTGTCAGCGGCAACCAGGCAACTGGCGCCGTTGGCACTTTGCTTGTCAACATATCCGAGCAAGAGGACGGCGTCATTGCCACCGGCAATGTAGGCACTGTCACCACGTCCAGGACGGTGGCCATCACCGGCAACGCGGCAACCTTGTCCGCTGGATCGGTTTCGGTATCTAGCACCAAGGCAGTTACTGGTAACGCTGCAACCCTGTCTGCTGGCACTGTTGCGCCATCCAGGTCAGTAGATGTATCTGGTAATGCTGCGACCCTGTCTGCTGGTACTGTATCTCGCGGGAATACTTCGTTTGCTCTGAGTGGTAATTCTTCAACCTTGTCTGTTGGGACTATGACAGGTGAGGTCTTTACATTCCAGTCTATTACTGGCGTAGCAGCAACATCAAATATCGGCAGCGTCACAAACGTCATTTCGGTGGCGATAATTGGGGTGAGTGCATCGGGTTCTGTTGGGACTATGCTGGGATTCGGGTGGGGTGCTACACCAGACACATCCGAGTCCTGGTCAGGTCAGTCAGACACTTCTCAGTCTTGGTCAGCAATTTCTGATACATCAGAGAGCTGGACACCAGGCACAGACACTTCAGAATCATGGACAGAAATTTCAGATAACGCGGAAACTTGGCAAGCGATTGCTGCATAGGAGTAAATCATGGCAGATACCACAACCACAAATCTACTACTCACCAAGCCAGAGGTAGGTGCTTCAACTGATACGTGGGGTACAAAGATCAATACGGATATGGGGTTAATTGACTCAGTGTTCGATGCGGCTGGGACAGGCACTTCTGTCGGCCTCAATGTCGGCTCTGGCAAGACGTTGGCGGTGGCTGGGACGCTGACAAGCACTGGCACTTCATCCTTCTCGGCTAACCCAACATTTTCAGGCGGCACAGCCAACGGGGTAGCCTACCTTAACGGCAGCAAGGTACTGACTACTGGTTCTGCGCTAACTTTTGACGGTACTAACTTTACCACTACCGGCACGGCAACGGCTGCAAAGCTAATCCCTACTGGCTCTAGCGCAACTGGTAACGGCTTGTACCTTCCTGCTGCTAATGCGCTGGGTCTATCTACCAACGGCACAAACGCTGTCTATATAGACGCAAGCCAGAACGTGGGGATAGGGACAAGTTCGCCTTCAGCTAAATTGGACGTTACTGGTGGCATCAAAGTATCAGGTCAATTGATGGCTGGAACAAGTGGGTCTGTTTATTCCCCATTAGTTAGCGCGGCTTATGTATCAGGTACAAGCAATTTGTATTTGCGTAATTTATCCGGCACTAACAGGATTGATAGCTACAACGACCCAATTACAGCAACGTATCCATTGCAATTAAACGCATCTCAGATAACCTTTTATATTGCCGATGCGGAAAAAATGCGTATCGACTCCAGCGGTAACGTGCTTGTCACTAACCCCGCTGGTCTTGGCTACGGCACAGGCTCTGGTGGTACTGTTACACAGGCAACAAGCAAGTCAACAGCGGTAACGCTTAACAAGCCTACTGGTCAGATAACGATGAATGCTGCTGCATTGGCGGCGGGAACTTCTGTATTTTTTGACGTAAATGATTCTTTGGTAGCTGCAACAGATAACGTATTGTTAACAATTAGTAATTTTTCTTCTTTGCAATATACAATTAAATGTCATGTATCTACTGGAAAATTTACTGTTGTTCTTAAAAATGAGACAGCAGGTTCGTTATCTGACGCAGTAGTATTTAACTTTGGCATATTAAAAGGAGCAACAACATGATTTATTTAGCAGCAGTGTGTCACGACATTAAATCCAACACCTTAGAAGCCACATGGCTAGAAGAAACGGAAACTGAACTCAAGCGAGTAAAGTGCCGCAACTACAGCGCAGAACAGAAGGACGAGTTCCTTGCTGACTGTGGTGCGGATGGTGAGAAATATACAACTATGGCAGGATGGTAATTATGGAAACAACTTGGTCAATCACACAATGCGACCGCCTCACCGCAGACAATTTCATCACCACAGCACATTGGAATTGCAACGCAAGAGATGGTGAATACTTTGCGCACAGCTACGGCACTTGCGGCTTTGCTGCTGCGACCCCTGCTATCCCCTACGCCAGCGTGACCATGCAGGAAGTATTGGATTGGTGCTGGGCTAACGGCGTGGACAAGGACGCAATAGAGGAAAGCCTTGCCAATAGCATTGCAGCGCAAAAGGCTCCAGTGACTGCAACCGGAGTACCCTGGTAATGAACGTTCCAGAAATAGACCCCGTAAAGTACGGCGTTCTCTGGCAGAAGGTGCAGGACTATGAGCGCCGGTTTGATGACATGAGCGCAAAGATTGACAAGATGGAAACGTCTATAGAGACTTTGGTGGCTATGGCAAACCAGGGTAAGGGTGGTTTCTGGATGGGTATGGTTATTGTGTCTGCTATAGGAAGTCTGTTAGGTTACTTTGCTCATCTACTTGGCAAGCCGTGATTCAAAATGATCGACCCTGTAACCGCCTTTGCGACTGCACAAGCCGCGATAAAGGGGGTGCAGGCCGCCATCAAGATGGGCAAGGACATCCACGCAATTGGCGGGGAGATGATGAAGTTTTTCGAGGCAAAGGACATTGTCCAGAGGGAAGCGTCCAAGCCTAAGAGTAGTTTTGCAAAGTCAGATACAGCGCAGGCTTTTGAGATAGTGATGCAGGCCAAGCAGTTGGCTGACGCTGAAAGGGAATTGAATAACTGGATGGTGATGAGTGGGCATGCTGATCTTTGGCAGCAACTACTTGTAGAGCGCAACAACATCATCCAGAAGCGCAAGGTAGAGGAAATATTGGCAGCAAATCACGCTAAGAAGCGTAAGGAAGAAATAGATGAATTACTGACCTGGCTTATTGGTGGCGCACTTGCTCTGCTGTTGCTGGGTCTTTGTTTTTGGTGGACAACGCTACTTTTGGGGAAATAAATGCTGACTATCTTATCCACACTGATCTCTTTCCTGATGGGCGGCCTGCCTAAGTTGCTGGACTTCTTCCAAGACCGCAACGACAAGAAGCACGAGCTGGCTCTGGCCGCCATGCAGATTGAACGTGAACTAGAGCTGCGCAAGGCAGGCTTTGAGGCGCAGGAACGGGTGGAGCAGATACATAGCCAGCAACTGGAGTTAGAGACAAGCGCTAAGGCTAATGAGAACCTGGTTAACGCGCAGGTGGCTGAGATGAACGCCATCTACAAGCACGACGAGTCTTTGAACGAGGGAACGTCACAGTGGATAAAGGACTTGCGTGCTGGTACGCGCAGTTTCATAACTATGGGGTTTTTCTTTCTCTTAGTGTTTGTTGACGTAGGTATGTTTATCTATGGGTACAACAATGGCGTGGCGTTTCCAGCACTGGCTGATAAGTTGTGGGATAGCAATACCCAGGCTCTCTTTGCTTCTATCGTAGCATTTCATTTTGGTGGCCGAGCCTTTGGAAAATGATCTGGACCCTGGTGCTGGTTACAGGTATCAACATGAATTCAATAATGATCGTCGGTTATTTTGAGATGGAGTCTGCCTGCCAGAAGGCGGCTAAAGAGTGGCGTGAGCTGGGCTACAAAGTTGGGTGCGTGCAAACGCAAAAGAAATGAAAGTCTCAGCCAAGGCACTGTCCATGATTAAGCACCACGAGGGCATCAGGCAGCGTCCCTATCGCTGTCCAGCACTGCTTTGGACTTGTGGTGTTGGCCATGTACTGTACCCAGCCCAGGGTAAGCTAAAGCTGGAAGAACGTAATGGATACCCATTGAGGCCAGAGGATGACCGGATATGGAGTATGGAGGAGGTAGATGGAATACTTGCAGCAGACCTGGAGCGCTTTGAGCGCGGCGTGGAGCGATTCTGCCCTGTTGTTCTTACACAGGGTCAGTTTGATGGTCTTGTCAGTTTCTCTTTTAACGTGGGCCTTGGGACACTCCAGCGTAGTACGCTACGCCAAAAGTTGCTGCGCGGGGATATGGAAGGCGCTGCGGACGAGTTTTTAAAGTATTGCATGGCCGGTGGAAAGCCTTTGAAGGGTTTGCAGAATCGGCGTAAGGACGAGCGCGTCCTATTTTTGTCTTAATGGTGGCACAATAAAACTATGGCCATCCAGCAAAAACTTGAGACTCCTACACCGCCAAATCTGGGCTATCCACCAGAGGAATATGAGCGCCGTAATTTCAATGAGTCCAATGGCTCTCTAAATTCTTACTTTAGGAAATTGACAGCGGTACTTGGCTCTGTCTTTGGTATCAGAGGAAGCCGGTACATCAACGCGCCCTATGGAGCCTTTGAGAGTACAGTAGACCAGACTGCTGCGGCCATCAACACCGCGTATGCGATGACGTTCAATACGACTGATTTCACCAATGGCGTGACAGTAGTGAGTAACTCGCGTATCACAGTCAGTGACTCAGGTATCTATAACCTTCAGTGGTCAGGGCAGTTTGAAAATTCAAATAGCCAGGATGATGATGTTAGGGTGTGGATTAAGGTCAATGGGACAAACCTTGTAGGCTCTACTGGTTATGCTGGAATTCCATCAAAGCATGGCGCCACAAATGGCCACGCAATAGTTGGATGGAACTATTACCTATCACTTAACGCCAATGACTACATTGAGCTTTGGTGGGAGACTGACAGCACCACAGTCAGCATCCAGGCATACGCTGCCGCGTCCAACTACCCATCTACCGCGTCGCTGATTGCGACAATGCAATTTGTGTCAAACACAATGTGAGAACGCCATGTACATACCATTAAAAATACCTCCAGGCATCTACCGCAATGGGACTGAGTACCAGTCATCTGGTCGCTGGTACGACGCTAACCTGGTGCGCTGGTACGAGAACACTCTGCGCCCGATTAACGGGTGGCGTAAGCGTTTTAGCAGTCAGACGGCTATGAGTGGCAAGTGCAGGGGATTGATTACCTGGCGTGATAACACCAATGACCGTTGGGTTGCAGCCGGTACGCACACTAAACTTTATGTAATGAATGAATCTGGCACTCTCAAAGAGATTACGCCTACAGGGTTCACGGCTGGAATTGCTGATGGAACTTCATACACCGGCTACGGGTACGCTGCCTATGGAAACTTTGCGTATGGAGTACAGCGCCCTGACTTGGGTGACGTTATCAGCGCGACAACCTGGTCGATGGATACCTGGGGTGAGTACCTGGTTGCTTGCTCAAGCGCGGATGGAAAGCTCTACGAGTGGCAGCTAGGGTTTACAACACCTACGCTCGCAGCGGCCATCACCAATGCGCCTACGAGCTGCAAGGCGGTGATGGTGACTGCTGATAGGATTATGTTTGCTTTGGGTGCTAGCGGTAATCCGCGCAAAGTAGCCTGGTCAGATCAGGAGAACAATACAGTTTGGACTGCCGCCATAGACAATTTGGCGGGTGACTACGAGCTGGCCACTCCAGGCACTTTACTGGCCGGTAAGCGCGTCAAGGGTGTAAACCTACTGTTTACTGACGTAGACGTACACACCGCGCAGTACATTGGAGCGCCGTTTGTATATGGGTTTGAGAAGGCAGGTAGCGGTTGCGGATTGATCTCAGCGCAGTCAGTGGCCGCCATAGACACTGCCGCCATCTGGATGTCTAGTAGCGGTTTTTGGATGTACGACGGGTACGTCAAGCCACTGCCTTGCGATGTATCAGACTACATATTTGGCGATATAAACTTGACTCAGAAGTCAAAAGTCTATGCTGTCCATAACAGTAAATTCGGTGAGATATGGTGGTTTTACCCGTCTAATGACTCCAATGAGAACGATTCTTATGTGACGTACAACTACCGAGAGGGTCACTGGAACATAGGTACTCTGTCGCGCCTTGCGGGTACGGATGCAGGAGTTTTCACCTATCCACTGATGGTAGACAGCAGCGGCTATATCTACGAGCATGAGGTTGGATTTGCTTATGACTCGGCAACCCTGTACGCGCAATCTGGCCCCATTGAGCTTGGAACCGGAGAAAACATAATGAACGTCAGGCAGGTTATTCCTGACGAGCAGACGCTGGGTGAGGCGGTAGTTTCGTTCACATCAAGGTTTTATCCTACCGGCGCGGAATCGACTTATGGCCCGTACACGGCGGCTAACCCTACCAGCGTCCGGTTCTCTGGACGCCAGGTTGAGGTAAAGGTCACGGGTAATACATTGGCAGATTGGCGTATCGGGGTTATGCGGCTGGAGGCTACGGCTGGTGGGCGCAGATGACAGACCTGGACGAGTTAAACAGGCTGCGCCAGCAGGTGGAATCGGCTTTAGAATACTCTGAAGGCACACACACATTTGACGATATAGCCCAGGGCGTTGCCAGTAATAGGTTTCAGCTCTGGCCAGCAGTCAATTCTGTGGTGGTGACCGAGATCATTGTCTACCCGCGAATCAAGAATTTGCACTATTTCTTGGCTGGCGGCGACCTAGATGAACTCAAGCTGATGCGACCACACATCGAGCGTTGGGGCAAGAGTTTAGGTTGCACGCGAGTTACTCTCGCAGGACGTAAGGGCTGGGCCAAGACGTTTCTGCGCGATGAAGGATACGAACCTAAGTGGTTTATTTTGAGCAAAAATTTGTAAGGGGAACAATATGAGTCTTGGTGGAGCATCTGGTTATATGCAACCTGGCGGTAATTCTGCGCCATTAGACCAATCCACAATACCTTACTTGCAATACGCACAGCAGGGTCCGTACCAGGCCATCATGTCGCAGATGGGGAACTATGGTGGTGGTAATTTGTATGGCGGTGCTGGTAGTGGTGCTATGGGGGGATTTAATCCTGACCTGTACAAGCGAGCACCGGCTGCTGCACCAGTAGTTGCAGATATTGATAGCACTACTCGCGGTGGCGGTAGCCGTGATCGTGGTGAGGCTAGTGGATATTATGGTGATAGATCATTCAACTACGACCCAAATAGTTATACAGGTGGCTTACTTCGTTTTCTTTTAGGTGAGCAGAAACCGGCTCCAATTGTTGACACATCTGGATTTAGCAGTGTTGCAGAGGCAGAAGCAGCGCAGCCTGGAATAAATAGCGGGGTCATCAGCCAGCCTAATCCAATATCTGGTTATTCGCTAAACCCAAATTCTTTACTTGGCACGGCAGAAGGTTCAAACATTGGAACTATCAGCCAGCCTAATCCTATCTCTGGTTACTCTGTAGGCCCAGCAGCACCGGCAGTAAGCGAAGGTGGATTTAATCCTATCTCTAGTTACTCTCTAGCGCCTACTCCAGAAGCACCTACACCAGTAGCAGTATCAAGCCCTGTGACATATAGCCCAATCGTGAGCAACGATATTGCTTCAAACGATAACTATAGCAATGAAGGATATGGCAGAGGTGGAAGTGGCTATGGAGGCGGTGGAGACGGTGGCGGTGGTGCTGCTACTGGTGGCCGTGATGGTGATGCATCAGGTGGTGGTGACCGAGGTACTCGCGGAGGATTTGCTAAAGGTGGACAGGTGTCCATGCAACACCTACAAGGTCCAAACCCTGCGGGTCCAGATCAAGGATATGGCGCCCTAAAGTCTGGTGAGTTTGTCATCAACGACAAGGCTGTTGCTAAGTACGGCATCGACTTAATGAACGCCATCAATAGTGGCAAGATTTCTAAGGGCAAGCTACGCGGCTTGCTCGAAATGTAAAGGGGAAACGTATGAGCAAAGGCGGTAGTCAGACGGCGACAACGAGCATTGATCCCGATCTAAAGAAAGCATTCTTAGCTAATCTGGAGCAGGCGCAGGGTGTTGCTGGTGCATTGCCAGTGCAGCAGTTTGCTGGCTTCAATCCCATGTACCAGGCTGGCGAGCAGCAGCTAATCAATACTGGTCTTGCTGGCCCTGGTATTGCCAGCGTTGACGAGGCTGCATACCGAACTGGTGTTGAGGGAACCTATCAGCCTGCAATGGTTGGAGGCTTTAGCGGAGGCCCAGCGTCACAGGCTGGTGCAGGAGGTTATCAAGCTGCTAGTTTTGGTGGTGCATCAGCAGGACCAGCAGCCTATGCACGCGCACAGGGTTATGGCGCCACTGACGTGAATGCTGCACAGGCAAACCTTGGCATGAGTGGCGCTGGGAGTATCGGCAGCTACATGAACCCGTACACGCAGCAAGTTAGCCAGAATGCGTTGGCTGATTTAGAGACTGCACGTCAGAATGCTATACGTCAGACTGCGCAACAAGCTGGTGCTGCACGCGCCTTTGGAGGTTCACGTCAGGGTGTTGCAGAGGCGCAGACAAACCTTGGTTTTGGTACTCAGGCAGGAAAGCTATCTACGCAGCTAAATGAGCAAGCATTCAACCAGGCAATGGCTGCGCAGCAGCAAGACCTTGCACGCCAGCAGCAGGCTTCTATGCAGAACGCTGCGCAACGTTCTGCGGCATCACAGTTTGGCGCTGGAGCGATGAACCAGGCTGAATTGGCTAATGCTATGCAAAGAAATCAGATGGCGCAATTTAATGCAGGCAATTTGCAACAAGCTGGGTTGAGCAATATGGCGGCACAAAATGCGGCATCACAGTTTGGTGCTGGAGCAATGAATCAAGCTGAATTGGCTAATGCAGCATCAAGAAATCAGATGGCGCAATTTAATGCAAACCTTGGCCAGAATGCTGCATTGGCTAATCAGGGCGCTGGTCTTTCCGGTGCTCAGTTAAGACTAAGTGCTGCTAACCAGTTGGGTAATCTTGGAGCGCAGCAGCAAGGTCTGCGCATGAGTGGCGCTACGGCTGCTATGCAGGCCGGTGCAGCACGTCAGCAACTATTGCAGCAACAGATGGACGCGCAGCGCAATATCGGTCTGCAAAAGCTACAGGTTGCGCAATCTGCTTTGGGGCAAGGTATTCCTAACTTGGGTCAGACTACGACTACGCCATATAGTAGGAATGTAGGCGCCGGTGCTTTGGGTGGTGCTGCTGCCGGTTACCAGTTAGGCGGTCCTTGGGGTGCTGCCCTGGGCGGCTTGCTTGGACTCTTTTAAAGGATTGACATCATGGCAGATTTTGATTTAGGCGGCCTGCTGTTTGGCAATGCGCCAGCTACAGGCTTTGAGTCCTACTTAGACCCAGAGCAGCTAAAAGCTATGCGTAACCAGGGCGTCATGCAGGCTGCTATGGCGCTATTGAAGGCATCCGGTCCTAGCGCTACTCCCATTGGTATTGGACAGGCTCTTGGCGAGGCGTATGGCGCTGGACAGACTGGCTACCAGCAGGCGCAGCAGCAGGCATTGTCTGCTATGAATACAAAGCAAAAGCTAGATGAGGCAAAGCGTGCTCAAGAATTGCAGCAGACTGTTGGCACATTTTTAAGTCAGCCTGCCCCAGAGGGTGCGTCACCGACAGAGTTTAAAGCGCAGCAGTACATGAAACTAGCTGATCTTTATGCTGCACGCAATCCAGAGCAGGCAACTAAATTCTTTGAGATGGCGCAGAAACTTACTCCAAGGGCAGAGGTTACTGGTCAACCATTCCAAGTGTCTAATGCTGAAGGTCAGCCAATACTTGTACAGCAATTTAAGGATGGAACCATTCGCCCGATGGAGGGTTTTGGTCCGCAACGTGAGGTTGTTCTGCAAAACGTAGATGGAGTGATGACGGCCATTGACAAATCTGCACTTAAGGGCGGCGAGAAGTTTGGTACTGGCATTAGCGCAGTTGACCAGGCACGCATTGACGCTGAGTTAAAGCGTCTTGGCTTTGATGAGCAGCGTATTGGAATGGAGAAACAGCGACTAGGTATTGAGCAAAAACGTTTGGGACTTAGCCAAGCTGAATTTGCGCGTGGTGGGTATGACAGGCTCACCAATGAGCAAGGTGTTTTCTATGTACCTAAGACGCCAGGCTTGCCGGTTATCCCAATTTCTGGTCCTGGTGGTGAACCATTGAAAGGTTCTGCGCCTCCAAAGGCTACAGAAGCAGAGCAAAATGCAGCAGGATTTGCGCAGCGTATGGAGCGTGCAGACACCATTGCAAACTCATTGGCTGGACAGCAACCTGGTCTGGGATCATCTGTTGCTGGTGCTATTCCCTTAGTTGGTGGCATGGCTCAAAGGTTGGTTCAACCTGCCCAGACTCAGCAATTTAAGCAGGCAGCCGATGATTGGATTCGTGCTAAGTTGCGTAAGGAATCAGGCGCCGCCATTGGTAAGGATGAGATGGAGTCAGAATTCAAAACTTATTTCCCTCAAGTTGGTGATACGCCTGCGGTTATTGCACAAAAGACAGAAGCGCGACGTATCGCTACCGATGCAATGCGAATCAATGCCGGTAACTCTTATCGTCCTTACGTCCCATCTACTCCGGCAGCGGCTGTTTCAAGTGGTGCTCTTACTTGGGACCCCGTCAAAAAGCAATTTGTAAACAAGTGAGGCTGATATGCCAACAGTAAACGTATTGGGTTATGGGCCGGTAATATTCCCCGATGGGATGACTCAACAGGAGATGGCATACGCACTCAGCCAGCTGCCTGATAAGTATCCTGGCACGCCATCAGTAGCAGACCAGTTGCTGCGCCAGGCTGGACTGACTGCGCGTGCAGTGGGTCCGGTTGCAGCCGGTGCTCTTACTGGTGGTGCTTTAGCGGGTTTACCTGGTGCTGCCGTTGGAGCCTTGGGCGTAGGACTTGGCCAGATGGTGGGTGACCCGCTGGTTGGACTCTACAACCGAGCAATGGGTACGAACGTGCCTACGCCATCACAGTCGATGGAAAGCCTGATGACTAAGGCTGGGCTGCCAGAGCCAGCAACGCCAACAGAGCGAGTGGTGCAAGACATTACTCGTTCTGGAGCCAGCGCGACAGGCTTTGCGCGTGGGGCTGGCCAGCTGGGAGCTACTATGCTTGCAGGTCGGCAGATGGCTGGACAGCCTGCCGGTATTGCGCCTGACGTGCTGGGTCTGCTTGCTCAGTATCCTGCGCAGCAGGTATCTGGCGCTGCGCTGGCCGGTGGTGCTGGTGGGATGCTGCGCGAGGGCGATGTGGGTACTGCCGGTCAGATGGCAGGTTCGTTGGCCGCTGGCATGGTTGCACCTGGCGGTCCCAAGCTGCCGCTGACTCAGCGCGTGATTGCAGCTCCTAAGACTCTGGTTCAGCCTTTCACGGAAGAAGGTCGCCAGGTAATGATTGGCAGCGTACTCAATAAGCTGGCCACCAACCCGCAGGCTGCGCAGGCACGTCTTGCAGAGGCTGCACCGCTTGTTCCTGGAGTCAAACCTACTACGGCAGGTATTGCCTATGACCCAGGTCTTGCGGCGGCAGAAACCAGTATTCGCGGCCTTGACGTGGCAGGCTCTCAGTTTGGTCAGCGTCTAAGCGAAAACCAGCAGGCTTTGCTTGATGCCTATCGCCGTCTATCTGGTGGGCCTGGTTCTATTCCAGTAGCAGAAGCAAAGCGTGCAAGCATTACTGGCCCTATGCGTACCGATGCCTTTGATAATCGTGCGCCTGTTTCTATTGACGCAATTGAGGCACAGATTCAAAGCACATTGGCCGACCCTGCAAAGCAGCGCACCCAGGTTATAAGCGCCATGCAGGAGGTGCGCAATCTGATTAAGGCGCGTACCGCACCTGATGGGACTATTGACCCTGTGGCGTTGTACAGCGTGCGTAAAGACATATCTGACATCATGTCAGGCAAGTTGCAAGGTGAAAAGGCAAACCTGCGCCTAGCGCGTGGAGAATTGGCTGACCTGATGCCTGTCATTGACAACGTAATTGAATCTGGTGCGCCTGGGTTTAATGCGTACATGAGCAAGTACGCCAAGATGTCCAAGCCAATAGACCAGATGCGTCTATTGCAAGACATCGAGGCTCGCGTTACTACAGGACAACCCAATGTTGTAACTGGTGAGCCGGTGCTGGCCGCTGGACAGTTACGCCGTCAATTGGCAAACCGTGCTGATGAGATTGGAGTTGACCTTTCCGCACCTGCACAGCGCCGCCTTGACAACATCATCACAGAAATCAATCGAGGCATGGCGGCTACTGCGCCTGGCGTCAAGGTTCCAGGCTCTGATACCTTCAAGAATATGTCTATGGGCAACCTAATAGGCAAGATATTCAGCGAGTCCCTGGCCACAAATACGACACTGCGCACCATGACCAGGCCACTGGACTTTTTATACAAGCTGCCAGACGATAAGTTGCAGCAGTTGCTGGTGGAGGCTATGCTCGACCCGCAATTGGCTGCCGTGATGATGAGCAAGGCCAACATGATGAAGGTGGAGCCACTGGCCACATCACTACGTCAGAAGGCTATCCAGATGGGTATGGGTACGGCAATTGGCGCCGGTCAATAAGGAGTAACTGAGATGGGTCTGCTTGACGAATTACTGAATGCGCAAAAGCCAAAGCGTAACCTGATGGGTACGCAGATGGTCAAGGGTCCAGACCAGCCTTATCTGCGCCAGGATTACCCTACGTTATATGGCGCCTTGGGTGGTTTGCTTGGCACTGCGCCTGATGAGATGGCTGGCAGCGTCATGGACCCTAATACGGCAGCCGTGCGCCAGGGTGCTGAGTACACGTTCCCTGTTGGTACTGCGCTTGGTGTACTGCCTGCGGCTGCGCCAGCTCAAAGAGGTGCAATGGCATTGGGACGCGCTGGTGAGCGTTTAGCAGAGCGTGTTGTCCCGCAAGTGATGAATCGTGGTGGTCTACTTGCTGAGATGATGGGTGCTATGGGAGAGGGTACTACGTCAAATGTAGTGAGACTTCCATCAACAAAAGTTTTGGGATTTGATCCGCAAACATTGGCACAAAGATATCCTACAGTTGCCCCTGGAGTTCCAGCAGTTGATCCTAAAACAGGCAAAGAATACATTGCTAAGCAATTATCTGCGGAAGCTGAAGCAGTTCAAAAGGCTAGAAAAGCAGCTCAAAAAGACATAGAAAAAGGGAACTATGAACCATTTTTTGATGTATCAAAACGTTCCTATGTTGACCCAACAAACTATCCATTACAAGGTAGGACATTAACTGATATCGTTCCTGCTAAACAACAAACAATAGAAAAGTATCAAGGCATTTACGATACACCACAAGCAAGAGCAAATTTATCTAGTGCATATGAAAAAGCAGCAAACGATCCGCTTGCTCAAAACTGGTATGCAATGAAGCAATTAGAAGATCAATATATAAATCAATTTGGCCAGGAAAATGGACGCAGATTGTTTAAAGAGAGATTTGCTGATGCGATGGCAGCCACCACTGGTGGTGCTGATCCAACATCTAATTTCTTAATGGGTCAATACGGAAATTATTTGCGCCAACAAGGAGTTGCTCAACCTACTTCAGCAGTGGATTTCCCATTCCCAATTGGTGGTAGATTTGCTAGTGGAAACATGGCTTTGTATGACAAGATCATCAATCAAGGTCAAGGTCTTACTGTTCAAAACCCAAAAAGACATAATTTCTCAGCTAACTTTTTAGGTTATAGAGATCGTCCAACTATTGATGAGCAAATGAGTCAGTTGTTTCAAGGTGGTCTACTTGCGCCATATCCAAATACTTATGGATTGGCAGAAAGTGTTTTGAATGATGTCGCTGCATCTAAAGGAGTAATGCCAGTAAATCTGCAAGACGTTGCATGGATTGGAGCAAAAGGAGTGACTGGTAAACCAATGATTCAAAATATCAATGAAGCCATTGAGCGTACCAGTAGGATTACTGGATTGGACCCAGAGGAAGTATTGAAGCAAATGGTTCGGTCTGGAATTCCAACTTATTAATAACGTCAACAAGCCCGATAATGATTTGACATAATTCAAATGCTTCATCATTTGATGGGTTTGCTTCAATAATTTGCGCCTTTTCCAAGGCCATATCTACAAAGTCTTTATCAGTCACTTGTACTCTCCATAAAACGCGCTAATCATTGGATCGCGCCTTGGTTTAATGCTCTTGGCCTTCTCACGCGCCAGGCGAAACTCTTTATCCTCCTGAGTCTCCCTGGCGCGTTTTCGTTGCTGTCGCTCCTTGTCAGTTGTCCGTGGAGGCTTTGGGGCATCGACCCCTATACCTGCCTTAAAGAGTGCCGCAATACCATCGGGCTGGCGTCTCCATCCTGACCGATACACCAGCCCCTTGCGCTTCATCCTGGTAAGAATATCCTGAACAGAGCGCTGGGTGCAGTGAACCAGGACGCACAGCTCGGAGGTGGACATCTCTTTGCGCTGCAAGATGTCCAGTATGCGCAGCTCTCTGATGGACTTCATATACCTCTGCTCCTGACTTTGAGATGGTCACTGGCGCCAGGTCTAGGCGTATCCATCTTAGGCGGCTGATACACTGGCTGGCGCCAGATTGAGATAGCGGGAGGCTGTGCCTCGCCTGGCAGTTTCTCGCGTGGTGACCACTCACCAGCCAGGCCAAGGACTCTGCGCTTAGAGTCATTCCCATTTGCAAAACGTCCGATAGTCATTTGTTCTCCTGTGGTGGTGTGCAAGTGTGAATGTTCCATGTGCGTTTGCCGCATAGGGGACAAAGGTTTTGCTCCAGACTAGCTAGTGCTGCTTTCTTGCCATCGTATACACCGTTTAAATACACGACATACAAGTCATCCCACTTTTTGTAATATTCTTCTCTGCTATCCATTGTTCTTCTCCTTTAATTTAGCCGATACAGCCTGAGCAATAATTAAGAAGTCAGCAAAATCAATTTCCGCTTCCGTTTCATCTGCTACTTTTGATACACGCCACCATTCAAACCATTCATTATTAGTGGGTTCTACCCACGGGCGCTGTGGTGGTGCGGTGTAGAGGGGTTTCCATTCATCACCACTGTGATAATCCATTCGTTCAAACTCAATGTGAGCGCCTGTTTCAAGCATCCACGCCACCGGCTCCTGCGCTGGCTGTGCCAGCTTGTCCTGCGCCGCTTTCTTTTTGCTTTGATAGCCTGTCATTTTCCGCACCTCCGACATTTTGTTAGTATCGTAAACACAGGTCGTTTGCAGTAGACGCAATAAGATTGATAGCCTGTCATCACTTCCCCCATAAAAGTAAGCACACAATCCACACGCCAAGTGCTAATCCCAGCCAAACAACCAAGCCCTTAAAGGTATCGGCAAGGTCATCCAGTGGGTCGCCCAAATGTGCATCGTTGTAACCATTTATATACGCATCATTGATTTCCTTGATACGCTGCTTGCGTACAGGGCAGTCACGCCCCTGTGTGCAGTCTCCGTTTGCGTTACAGCAATTCATTTGTACTCTCCCAAACGTGTGTTCAGACGATCTATACGCGCCAAATTTAAGTCAAGCACAGCCTGGGCGTACTCGACTGCACCTTCAGCCTCAAGCCGGTCTAAGTGGGCTTGTGCAAGCTCTTTCGTTATGACTTCTGCTGGCGTCAGGTCGCGCCAGTAGTCCTTCAAAAACTTTAAAAATTTCATGCTGATTTCTCCATAATTACCCGCGCCCTGCGGTTCTTGATTTCTGACTTCACGATATCAATTGCCTTTTCCATTTGCTCAACGGTGGTAACCTCAATCTGCGCATCATGTATCTCCATGCCCAGATTGATTGCAGCCAATTCCTGCGCCTTGAGCACGAACCGATACTCTCGGTCTATCCCGCGCCTGGAGACGGCGTATAGCGCGTCCTGGGCGGCTCTGAGCTCATCCTTGTACTCATCACCAATACTAAGACGCTGGAGAGCTTCGGCAATGTTCAGAGCCTCAATGATGGTGTCAATGTCCTCTCGGTCAGCAACTCCCTTTCTCAGCGCGTCGATGGCGTTATGGTTCTTGATCTGGACGTTGACAATGCCAGCCTGCGATATAGGCTTGAACCCGTTAATGATCCAGGCCACCGGATTTGGTAGCTGCGGCTTTGGCCGGTAACTGCTGCGCTTTCTCACCGCTTTAGCTCCATGATCTCAAGCTCCAGCTGCTTGCAGTGCTGCGCCAGGTTGTCATATTCCTGCTTGTACCTGGCGCTTGTGAGCCTCTCAGCGGCAGCCCATCCGATTAGCGTGCCCCTGGTGGCCGCCATGCGCAGGTGAGACACCATCTCATGCGTGGTCAGGATACCAAGGCTGCCTGGTTTGGGTGACAGCTCTGCCACCAGCGCGTCGATCTCTTTTTGCATTGACTCGGACATATCAGACTCCCATGAATAAGAAAAAGGCCAGAGCGACTCCGATGGCCAGGGCCAGTGCAAGGTCTGCCCATTTACGGTTAACGGGTTGGATGGTGTAGTGCTCGCGGTATCGCATAGTTGCTCTCCTAAAAATGCCATTTGGCTGGTTGTTGATGCCTCACATCTTACATGAATTGACTACTTCATCAACAGATTTATCTAGGTGTTTTCCCTAATAAACGTAAAAAAGTTGCTTTTCTAGTCAAAAAACGCGCCTAGAATGGACGCATTCGTCAATTTGGAGGTTAATAAGCAATGGTTACGTCAACAGAGCAAGCAATCGAGGCAATTCGCCTGAGAGCCAAGGAAGCAGGGTTCAAGATGAACGACCTGGCGTATGCCGCTGGCATTGACCCTGCCCAGCTATCGCGTTGGAGCACCGGCAAGACTGTCCCGCTGTACTCAAACATCATGAAGCTGGAGCAGGCCGTGGACGCGCTGATAGCGGCAAAGGCGCCCCAATGATTGTTATGTCCATTGACCCAGGCCTGAGTGGTGCGATTGCTGTGTTTAGGTATACAGATCACGAGCTGATCGGTATATTTGATATGCCAACGCATGAGCTAACACGCAACGGGAAAGCCAAACGCCAAGTGTCAGCGTCTGGATTAGCAGGAATCTTTAGTGCGCATAAGCCCCATCACGTCATAGTGGAAAAAGTCACCGCAATGCCAGGGCAAGGGGTAACGTCCATGTTCTCATTTGGGCGCAGTTTTGGCTTGATTGAGGGCATCCTGGCGGCCTTTGAGATACCCGCCACCTACGTCATGCCATCAGTCTGGACAAAGGGAATAGGCAGAGGTGCTGGCAAGGACGCATCACGCGCACGAGCCTGCGAACTCTATCCAAGCCACCAGAAGCAGTTTGCTCGCGTCAAGGATGACGGCCGCGCTGATGCCGTTCTTATTGGCGCTTGGTTTTTGAAGGGGAACAAGTGATCTTTGATCCTTTCAAGATTACCGAGCCGACCTGCATATCGTTTAGTGGTGGCAGAACGTCAGCGTATATGCTTTGGCGTGTGCTGCAAAGCAATGGCGGCTTGCCAGAAGAAGCAATTGTTTGCTTTGCCAACACTGGCAAAGAAGATGAGGCAACCTTGAAATTTGTACAAGATTGCTCTGAGCAGTGGAATGTGGAAATTCACTGGCTTGAATATCGTGATGCTGATCCAGCCTTTGAGCGCGTGACGTTTGATACTGCCAGCCGCCAGGGTGAGCCGTTTGAGGCGTTGATAAAAAAGCGGAATTATTTACCTAATCCAGTGACTCGGTTTTGTACTGTGGAATTAAAGATTAGAACCATTCATAAATATTTGAAGTCGCTTGGATGGAAACACAATGAGTCGATGGATTGGGTTGGAATGAGAGCTGATGAGCAGCGCAGGGCCGCAAAAATTGCAGATAAATCTCGCATTCCATTGGTGATTGCTGGAATTACGAAAGATGATGTTGGCGCATTTTGGAGAGCACAGTCATTTGATCTTGGATTGCCAAACAACAACGGCGTGACCATGCACGGCAACTGCGATCTATGTTTTCTTAAAGGCGGCGCACAGGTGTTATCCCTAATAGCGGAGAAGCCAGAACGTGCTGTATGGTGGGCGAGGATGGAAGCGTTAGCGTTAGCGTTAGCGTCCAAGCCAAGCGGTGCGGTGTTCCGTTCCGACCGTCCTTCTTATGCGTCAATGATTAAATATGCCGCAGAACAATCCGATATGTTTGACCCTAACGAGGAAGCAATTGCTTGCTTCTGCGGAGACTGAAATTGTCATTGCAAGACCTACGAACCCTACGCGAGCACGCCGTGTACCTGGCCACGCAATTGGAGAACGAGCGCAACGCATCCCGCGACAAGACTGCATTCCTAAAACGTCTGGTACATCCAGAGGACTTGGGCCACTGCGTATCGTCAGAAGTAAGAAACCTAGCCTACCAATTACTCATCAACGAAAGCGACAAATGAAACAATTACTACTGCGTCCATCATCAGCAGCACGCTGGATAGCCTGCCCAGCATCAGCACGCCTGTCCCTGCAAGTACCTAAAGAGGAATCAGGTGAGGCGGCAAAGATAGGCACTGCCATCCACGCGCTATCTGAGACTTGCTGGCAGCTCGACCAGGACCCTATGGACTTTATCGGTAAGACGATTGAAGGCATCGTGATGACGCGGGAGAACGCTGAATTCGCACTCGCGCATATCCGCACAGTGGCTGCGCTGGAGAAGGAACTAGGCACTATCAAGGTGGAGCAATTAGGAGTCGCATTCTCCAACGACCTTGTTAGGGTTGCCGGTACTGCGGACGTAATAGCGTACAACGAGGACAAGTCGATACTTGAGATTGCAGATTTGAAAACTGGACGAGGCTGGGTGGATGCCGACTCTCCTCAGATGAAGATATACGCGCTGGGTGTGCTCAAGAAGTATCTGAGCGCGTCCTTTGAAACTATCAGGCTGACCATTGTGCAGCCGACTACAGGCGAGAACCGTACTCACGTTATGACAGCAGACGAGCTGCATGATTGGGCTGACAATGTGCTCATGCCTGCGGTGAACGCCGCTATCAAGGATACAACTGAGCCGACGCCATCAAAGGATGCCTGCCAATACTGCCCAGCTAAGATGATCTGCCCAGCGCAGACCAAGGCGCTGGCAGAAGTACCCGTCACCGCCGACGTTACAACGCTGACGCCTGACCAGGTATCTGACCTGTTGGACAAGGCCGAGATGGTGGAGGACTTCATTGCCGCGCTGCGCAAACATGCCACCAAGACTCTGACAGAGGGTGGTGTGCTTCGCGGCTGGCAGATGGCGCCTAAACGCCCTACCAGGCAGTGGACTAAGGAAGCCGATGCCGTGAAGGTGCTGCTGGCCGCTGGTGTGCCTGAGACGCAGATATACGAGACATCAATCATTACGCCTGCTGCCGCAGAAAAGCTGCTTGGCAAGGACAGGAAACAAGTTTTGGATAGCGTGACAACGAAGGTATCTTCGGGACTCACGCTGTCTAAATCCCGTGGGCTAGGCGAGAGCACAGCCCTTTAAAAACTCTGAAAGCTAAACGCAAATGCTAAATCTATCTTCATCTAACGGCTCTGGTAACTACATCCGTTTCTCCCCACAAGCCAACATGTGGACCAACAACAACAACGAGGAAATCCAACTCAAAAAAGTCGTATTCGACATCGACAACATTCACACCGGCTGGCTGCTTCTGGGTGTCGGTGTACGCGATTGGGTGCAGGATGACTCAGTCGGCAAGAAGGGTCCGCAGCCCAGCCCCGAGCACAAACGAGGTTTCCAGGTTGTCCTGTACAACAAAGAGATCGGCGCTGCCGAGTGGTCATCTAATGGCGTAGGCCCGAACATGGGTCTGGAACTTATGTACAAGGCAGCGGCTGCCGAGCGTGAGGCTAACCCTGGCAAGCTGCCGGTGTTTGAGTACCTGCACTCCAAGGCAGAGAAGATCGGCAAGGGCACGACTCGCATACCAAAGTTTCAGCTAACAGGTTGGGTTAATCGTCCTGCGGGTCTGGATGCGGTGGCCGAGGAAGTAGCCTACGAGCCAGAGACAAAGCCAGTACGCAAGGCGCCGGTTAAAGCTGCCGTGGTGGAGGACGACGAGATTTTCTAAGCGTTAGACTAACGCGCCGGTGGGTTGATCTCCACCGGCTTTTTTTTCCCCTCGAAAAAGTACAACTATGAAATACCTATCAGTGTGCAGCGGAATTGAAGCTGCAACAGTTGCCTGGCATCCATTAGGGTGGCAGCCGGTGGCGTTTGGTGAGATAGAAAAGTTTCCCTGTCAGGTGCTTGAGCACCATTACCCAGATACCCAGAACTGGGGTGATATGACTAAGTTTAAGGAGTGGCCAGATGCAGATGTCAATGTTTTCGTTGGAGGAACTCCCTGCCAATCATTCAGCGTCGCAGGACTTAGAAAAGGATTGGATGACCCGCGTGGCAACCTCATGCTTACATACCTTGCCATTGCTGCAAGATATCGGCCCAGGTGGCTGGTTTGGGAGAACGTCCCCGGCGTCCTATCCTCTAACGGAGGACTCGACTTTGCCTCCCTACTTCGAGGGATGGGGGAACTCGGGTATGGGTTCGCGTACCGAATTCTTGACGCTCAGTACTTCGGAGTGGCCCAGCGCCGCCGCCGTGTGTTCGTTGTCGGATACCTTGGAAACTGGCGACCTGCCGCAGCGGTTCTTTTTGAGCGCCACAGCCTGTCAGGGCATCCTGCGCCGAGCAGAAAAGCGCGGGAAGGTGCTGCCTCCAATGCTAGAGAAGGCGCTGAAGTCGGTCGTATAGGCAACGACAGAGCAGAAGCAGAAGCAATGGTGGTAACTGGAAGTTTATGCGCTAGAACAGGAAAAAGCAGGAGCGTGCAAGATGCAGAACAGGGACATTTGATGCCAACTTGGTGGAATGGTGGAGATTTAGCTGCAACCATTACTACCAAATCAGACGATCAAAGAATGCCTGATAAGGATAATGCTCAATTGATTTTGCAACCCATTTCCCTACAAGATGTCCGCGCAGTAGAGAAGATGCAAAACGGCAGGGGATGGAATGATGACGGCACAGCGTACACAGTGGACACTCATGCAACGCAAGGTGTGGCGCAGCCGATACCATTTGACACTACTCAGATTACATCGCCGCAGAATGGAAACAATCCAAAAGCAGGCGACCCATGTCATCCATTGGCGGCAGGAGCGCATCCACCAGCGATAGCAACCCATGATGTTGCAGGAACAATGCTTTCCCGCAATACATCGGGCGGGTTTAGCAATAGCATAGATCATGCTGCGGCTGGGTATATGGCAATAGTCGCGCCAACGCTGACAGCCGCTAATGACCCAAGCAGATCGCCTCAATCATCTGAAGTAACTCAGCAGGTGTACTCGGTACTGCAAGCATCAATGGCAGTACGCCGCTTAACTCCAAAAGAATGCGAACGCTTGCAGGGCTTTCCCGATAACTACACTGATATCAAGCCAAAGGGCAAGGCAACTCCCGATGGGCCGCGCTACAAGGCGCTGGGTAACTCTATGGCTGTGCCTGTGATGGCGTGGATAGGTAAAAGAATTCAAGAAGTGGACGCGATATGCCAGACACAGAAACAATAGCCAAGGCGCTGGGTAACGCCAAGCAGGTCAACGGGCAGTGGGTTGCCAGCTGCCCAGTACCTGGCCACGGCAGAGGGAACGGAGATAAAAACCCTAGCCTATCTATCACGGAGTCTGAAGGCAAGGTGTTATTCCACTGCCACGGCGGTTGCGACCAGCGGGACGTGTTTGACGCTGTCAGGGCCAGGGACTTGCTGCCCACCATAGCCAAACGTGAGGAATTCAGTTTCACCCAGCAGCAGGCGCCGATACTGGAGAAGGAGTGGCTGTACAGGTCGGAGGACGGCGACATCCTGTTCACCAAGCGCCGGTACAAGACATCGGACGCTAAGGGTAAGACGTACTCTATCCACCGCGTGGATGCGCAAGGCAAGCGCATTGCTGGACTCAAGGACACAAGGATCGTCCCGTACCAGTTACCAGAACTGCTGGACGCTAAGACAGCAGGCAGGGCAATCTACCTGGTGGAGGGTGAGAAGGCAGCGGACGCGCTGGTCAGCATCGGCGCCATTGCCACCACGTCGCACACTGGAGCAGGCAGTTGGCCAGCGGAGATTACGCAATACTTTGCAGGCGCCAACATAGTCGTTATCCCTGACCACGACGAGCCTGGACGCCAGTACGCCAGGCGTGCAATTCAGAACCTGCTACCTGTGGCCAAGTCAATTAGATACCTGGACCTGGACTTGATGGTGGAGGGTGACGACGCCTACGAGTGGGTGCATGACATGAAGGGTACGCGCAAGGAACTCGCGGAACTGGCAAAGCAGGCGCCGATCATCACGAAAGAACTCGCAGTCACAGACAGCGAACAATCAAAAGAAACAACAGAAATTGAGCAGGAAGCCTACAACCCGACGCCGCAACTGCTCAACATCGAGGCGTGGGACACCATCAAGGACGAGCCGGTAAGGTGGATCATCGAGAACGTGCTGCCGGAGAAGGGATTTGCAGCCCTGTACGGGCCGCCAGGAAGCTACAAGTCTTTCATTGCTCTGGACATAGCCGAGGCTGTGGCCACCGGAAGGACGTGGATGGGTAACCAGGTAACAAACCCTGGCGCCGTCTTGTACATTGCCGGTGAAGGTCACGGCGGTATCGGGGCGCGAATAAAAGCCTGCAAGATCAACCACCAGACGCAGGATGGGGCAGAAATCTACGTCATCCGCTACCAGCTCAACCTGAGATCGAGCGCCGACGACTTCAACCTGCTGATGGAGTCAATAGACGACCTGATCGAGCGCACAGGCATCGAGCTGCGCCTGGTGCAGATAGATACCCTGGCCAGAGCCTTTGGCGGCGGCAATGAGAACGATAGCCAGGATATGGGCGCATTTATCCATAACGCAGGCAGATTGCAGCGCAAATTGGACTGCGCCTTGATGGTCTTGCACCACTCAGGCAAGGACGCGACCAAAGGATTGCGCGGTCACAGCTCATTATTAGGTGCCGTGGACACGCAGTTGGAACTCTTAAAACTTGAGCAGATAGTCAAAAAGGATGGCGTGGCAGGACAAGGAATCATCACCATCAGCAAGCAAAAGGATGGGCAGGACAACCTTAAATTCGGATTTGATATGGTGCAGATAGACATAAATCATGGTCAGGGAAGCGGACTCGGACTGGACGAAAACGTCTCACTGGCGGTCAAGGAGAAGCAGGAAATGATCGACGAGCAGTACAAAAAACCAAAGATTCCACCGCCAAGGACAGCTGCTGGGCCTAACCAATTGATTGCAATGGACGCACTTCACGAGGCAATTAAAGAGCATGGGAGTATGCAAATAGTTGACGGAAAGCGCAATAAAGTGATTCACGAGGGACAGTGGGAAGCGGCTTGCATAGCCAAATCTTTGACAAAAAGGCAGTTTAACGACAGCAAAAAAACACTTTTAGCGGCAAAAAGAATCGGTATTTATATACCCTGGGTTTGGGTTATTTGGGATGATAGTGACCAAAATGGTAGCGACTTTTAGGCTTTTTTGTGTGAATTTACGGAATGGACGGAATGGACGGAATGGAGACGGAATGGAAACGGAATGGTAGAGCACCAATTTCCCATTCCGTTCGGCATAAATTGGCTGGAATAACGACGGAATGGACGCGTAAGTCTTAGTACGCGTCCCATTCCGTCGTTTCAGTCAATGCCCAAACTTTTGTCCAGGTGGGCAGTTTCTAGTTTTTTTGATGGAGCGATAAGTGGTTACTAAAAAACTTAAATCTTTGGCGATTACTCAGCCGACCATGCCGAGCTTTCCAGCAGATCGTTTTGAGGTGTTTAAAAACGCGGTCATGGTTGAGCTGGTAAACCGAAAGAATACCCATGATGCAATGTGGGGTATTGATAGGCTGGTCTGGCTGGTGGATAGCGAGTTGCGGGAAAAGGTGTGGCTGCAACTGGAGCGCGTTTGGCAGGCTCAAGAACAGCGCGATGACCAAAAGCTGGACAAGGCGGTCAGGGGTATGTGCAAAGCCTACGACGCGATGGAGGCATGGGCTGCGGCCAACGGCGTCAGCGAACTTCCGGACCTGGGACAGATCGAGCACCAGCGCGAGGACGGAACGGTTTTCGTGATCGTGCCAGACGATATTTCAAAACGAATCTACTGCCAGCAGTGTCAAGGGTCAACAGACAGGGATGTCTGGACGGCAGCGGAAATTGCGATAATCGTCAAGAAGCAGGCAGGCGGTCAACTAGGCGAGATCAAGCGGCTATGGCCAGAGAGTAAGCTGGTAGCGGTTGGTGGGCCTAGCGGGTTCGATGACATGGTCAACGACCTGGACATGAGCAAACCGAGCACGCTGCCGAAATTGTTCGACACAAAGGCGTTTAAAGGGGCTAAATGATGCGTAGAAGCGATTATGTGGGGCTGGGCATGGGTAAGGTGCTTCATGGCGCTGTTTTGCGCTGGAGGGCGTTTTAATGGCTGGGCAAAAGAAAAAGCGCGAGGACTTGGCGGTGCTGGACTCGGTTCCGATTGAGCAAATCGTGGCCATGTTTGAGGCAGGCAAGTCAACGGCGCGGATATGCGAGGCACTAGGAATCGGGAGACGTGCGCTAGAAATCTGGTGCGAGATGCCCGAGAACGAGCATAAAATTGCTCGGGCGCGTGCGCGAGCAGCAGATGTGATGGTATGCGACACGCTGGATATCGCTGACCAGGCGGCGCCCGAGGAGGCTAACCTGGCTCGCGTGCGCATCCAGACCAGGCAGTGGATCGCGGAGCGCTGGAAGCCTAGCGTCTACGCCCAGCAGCGCGGTCCTGCGGTGAACATCAGCATTGGTGGCCTGCGCCTCGATGCGCTGCGCCATGTCGAGGTGGTGCAGGACGCTGACAACGTGCCGCAAGTCTGTGGATAACCATGCCTCAAGCATTTGTACTTTATACAACGGGCATTATGTTAAGTTGTTCAGCCTGTGACTATCCTGTGGATAACCTAGCCCTGTACGCTGGCTACTGGCCGGTGCGCCTGGCTCCAGCGGCCGCGACCCCCCCCTTCTCGCCAGCAGCGGGGGCGGCAACTGCTGCACCTAAACAGACACCGCCGCCCTAAACCATGACCCCACCCCCCCTACCCTCGTCCCAGATACCGCCCACCGCCCTAAAAAAAATAAAAACTGTGCCAACTATTGAGTCCACTGTCACCGAGATGACACAAGCACAGTCGGCGGCAGACGCCAAGAACCCGTTTATTGAGTGGGCGAAGAAGTATTACCGCAACCCTGTGCTCTTTGTCCAGGAGGTGCTTAATACGGAGCCAGATGAGTGGCAGAAGGCTTTTCTGATGCACATAGCCAAGGGTGAGCGCAGGATCAGCGTGAGGTCAGGGCATGGCGTAGGCAAGAGCACGGCGGCTGCCTGGGCGATTATTTGGTATGCGTTCTTGAGGTTTCCGGTCAAGATTGTGCTCACCGCGCCCACCAGCAGCCAGCTCTATGACGCGCTATTCGCGGAATTGAAGCGCTGGGTGAAGGCGCTGCCCGAGACGTTACAGAACCAGTTGGAGGTTAAGCAAGACCGGATTGAGTTTAAGGAGTACCCCAACGAGGCGTTTATCTCGGCCAGGACATCGAGGGCAGAGCAACCCGAGGCGTTACAGGGTGTCCACTCGGAGCACGTCATGCTGGTGGCTGATGAGGCCAGCGGTATCCCTGAGCAGGTGTTTGAGGCTGCGGCGGGTTCCATGTCGGGGCATAGCGCTGTAACTTTGTTACTTGGTAACCCTGTGCGGTCTAGCGGGTTCTTCTATGACACGCACAACCGGCTGGCGGGTGACTGGATCACGATGAAGGTTAGCTGCGCGGACTCGCCCAGGGTGTCAGAGGCTTATATCGAGGAGATGAAGTCTAGGTATGGCGAGGAGAGCAATGCGTACAGGATTCGCGTGCTGGGCGAGTTTCCGAGAAGCGATGACGATACGGTGATACCGATGGAGCTGCTGGAGATGGCCACGCAGCGGGACGTGGCGCCCAGCGTCAGCGCCAGGTTAGTGTGGGGCTTGGACGTGGCCAGGTTCGGCTCTGACAGGTCAGCGCTGTGCAAGCGCCAGGGTAACGCGGTCACTGAGCCGATTAAGACGTGGAAGAACTTGGACCTGATGCAACTGACCGGCGCCATAGTGTCTGAATATGAGGTCCTGATGCCCAGCCAGCGTCCGCACGAGATACTGGTGGACAGCATCGGCCTGGGCGCTGGCGTGGTTGACCGATTAAGAGAATTGAATCTACCGGCACGCGGGATCAATGTCTCCGAGTCTCCAGCGCTGGGCGGGACGTACAGGAACCTGAAGGCTGAGCTGTGGCACAAGGCCAAGGCGTGGCTGGAGCAGCGTGACTGCACCATGCCCAAGGATGATTTGCTGATTAGCGAGCTGGCCACCGTGCGGTATTCGTTTACCAGCAACGGCAAGATTCAGATTGAGGGCAAGGACGAGATCAGGAAGCGCGGGTTGGCTAGTCCTGATAGGGCAGATGCGTTTTGCTTGACGTTTGCTAGTGATGCGATAACTGGTGCGTTTGGCTCTGCGTCCAGCAACAAGTGGGGGCAGTCACTGCGCAGGAACATACCCCGCGTAGCATAATTGGCGTACTTAATTTCTAGGAGTGAAACCATGAAGATGACCAAGGCACAGAAGAAAGTTGGCAAGGTGATGCACGAGTACAAAACTGGAAAGCTGCACTCTGGACCAGGCGGTAAGGTAGTGAAGAACCCTAAGCAGGCGATTGCGATTGCGCTCTCCGAGGCCAAGGTCAAGCCTAAAGCCATGAAAGGGAAGATGTAATGGCCACCAGTATGCGCGACGTGCCTGCGCGTTACCAGGGCGCGATGAACCAGATGATGAGTAAGACCAGCACCAAGTGCCCGCTGCCAACGCAGGACATTACGCTTAATCTAAAGAACCGCGCCAAGGCGATTACTACTGCGGCGTATGGCCCTGAGAATCCCGCGCTGCCAAATACCGATTACTGGAAGAAGAAGGCTAATACCTGGAGCGTGAGCATCCAAGACGCCAAGCAGAGCCTGTGCGGTAACTGCGCAGCGTTCAATGTGCAGGATTCCATTAAAGAGTGCATCGCCAAGGGTATCGGTACTGAGGCAGACCCGTGGGGGACTATTGCCCTGGCTGACTTGGGTTACTGCGAGATATTTGATTTCAAGTGCGCGGCCAGCAGAACGTGCGATGCGTGGGTTGTCGGTGGCCCTAATGACGGAAGCAAAGACAACGAGGAGCCAGTGGATACGCAACTGGAAGGCGGGGTTGAGGAATGAAGCCTGGACTCTATGCCAACATTGCAGCCAAGAAAAAACGTATCGCGGCTGGCTCTGGCGAGAAGATGAACAAGCCTGGTAGCAAGGCGGCGCCCAGCGCTGCCGACTTCAAGCAGGCGGCTAAGACGGCAAAGCCGGTGAAGAAAAAATGAGTGCAGCCTGGCAGCGCAAAGAGGGTAAGAACCCTGCTGGCGGGTTGAATGCCAAGGGGCGTGCAAGCGCCAAGGCAGAGGGCATGAACTTGAAGCCGCCTGTTAAGTCTGGAGACAACCCCAGGCGCGCGAGCTTTCTTGCGCGTATGGCGGGTAATGACGGCCCAGAGTACAAGGACGGCAAGCCCACCAGGTTATTGCTGAGTCTGAAGGCCTGGGGCGCAAGCTCCAAGGCTGACGCCAAGGCCAAGGCTAAAGCGATATCGGCGAGGAACAAGTCAAAGTGATTAGCCCTATTGTCATATCCACAGTACACGGCAAGGGGCTGGGCGTTTTGCTCGAATCCATTAAGCAATACTGTCCCGAGATACCTATTTACCTACGCGGCCCCGAGTCCGTGATCGAGCACTTCAATGCCGACGTTAAGGTGTTTGCGCAACCTACGAACTTTGGAAACGACTACAACGCAATCATTAACCGCGCACTTGAGGACTTTGAGTCCGTGGTGGTGGCCAATGACGATATCGTATTGACTCCAACCAGCTACAAGCTGCTGATGGAGGACGTTGACATATTGCGCGATATGGATTTACCCGTTGGCTGGGTTGCATCCAGGACTGATGCGGCACGCCAGGCGCAGAACATTCGGTTTAATCCTGATGGCGAGACGATTGATATGTGCAGGTTTAAGTATGAGTCCAAGATCAGGCAAGCAGAAGTAATTAGTCCGATATTCGCGTGGATACATGGGGATACCTTCAAAGAGGCCAATTTCCCACCGCTGAACTGGTACTCCGATGACGTTAACTGCATGGACTTGAATGCAAAAGGCTTTGAGCATTACGTCTCTACCAGCTATGTGCATCACGTTGGCAGCCAGACAGTTGGCACAAATGCCGAGAAGTTGACGAACCAGGCCATACCCTGGTTACTTAAAAACAGACCCGAATATGCAGCGCAGTGGTTTAACTCTTAACTTGGGATCGGGCCGTGATTGGCGCGATGACTGCGTCAATATGGACATTAACGAGAACAAGAACCCAGACTGGCATGGTGATATTTGCACCATTGAGTGGGGTCAGAAGATACAGACGCACGCTGGTGAGATCACAGTAGAGCCTGGGATATTCACCAAGATACTCGCGCAAGACGTTCTGGAGCACGTTCCCGACCTGGTCAAGTGCATGAGGAACTGCTTGGATTTACTGGACGTTGGCGGCGAGATGCACATCCACGTCCCGTATGACTTATCCCTTGGCGCGTGGCAGGACCCTACCCATGTGCGTGCGTTTAACGAGAATTCGTGGGTGTATTACTGTGCCTGGCACTGGTACTTGGACTGGAAGGATTTCCGGTTTGAGATGAAACACCTAGAGTACAGGCTGTCAAAGTACGGCGAAAGCCTAGAATTAGAGCAAGACGAGTTATTGCGCACGCCGCGTGCGGTTGACTCCATGTACGTCGTTTTACGAAAGATACCCGTATGAAAGACCTAGAGATAACCACCGATGTGTCGGCGATGGAGCCGATGGATGATGATGAGCTGGAGGCAATCATTGGCCAGGACCTGACTGACGCCGTCAGCTATATTGATTCCGATTTATCGCCTATTCGCGCCAAGGGTACGGAGTATTACCGGGGCGACCCATTTGGCAATGAGGAAGATGGCCGGTCACAGGTGGTGGCGATGGAGGTGCGGGACACTGTATCGTCCATGATGCCCAGCCTGATGCGGGTGTTTTTCTCTAGCGAGAACGTAGTGGAGTATTTGCCACAAGGTCCAGAGGATGTTGGCTTTGACAAACAAGCCACCGACTACGCAAACTTTGTTTTCAACAATGACAACAATGGTTTTATGACCACCTACGCCATCTTCAAAGATAGCCTGGTGCGTAAGTGCGGAATTGCTAAGTATTGGTGGGAGGAGACAGAGTCTGTCCGCATTGAGGAATATTCTGGCTTAGATGACCAGACATTGCAGATACTTGCGCAAGAAGATGCCGAGGTCAAGATTGTCGTCTCTTACCCTGACCCAATGCAACCAGGAATTCAAAATATTGATCCAATGACTGGTCAACCTGGACCTATGCAGCAGCCCATGCTGCACGACGTGCAGATTAAGCGCGTGATAAAGGATGGCCGCATCAAGATCATGGCAGTGCCGCCAGAGGAATTGCTGCTTGACCGGCGTGCTAGGTCATTCGATGAGGCTGGCATCATTGCCCACCGCAAGATGGCCACAGTCGAGGAGCTGGTGGCGATGGGCTACGACGAGGACGAGGTGCGCGACAACATCACGTCTACAGATTTGGACAGCAATGAGGAGTACCTGGCACGCCAGCCCCTGTCTACTACGTTTGGCATGAACGACAGCGCTAACCCGATGCAGCAGCGCGTGCTCTACATTGAGGCGTACTCGCGCATTGACTACGATGGCGATGGCATTGCAGAGCTGCGCAAGATTTGCTGCATTGGCTCTGGATACAAGGTAGTGCGCAACCTGCCAGCGTCCTATATTCCGTTTGTTGACTTCCCCTGCGACCCAGAGCCTCATACCAGCCCCCTGGAGGCGATGTCTATTTTTGACATTACACACGACATTCAGGAGATCAAGTCGGAGATTTTGCGCAATACGCTGGACTCTCTGGCTCAAAGCATCCACCCGCGCACTGCGGTGGTTGAGGGCATGGTCAATATGGACGACGTACTCAACAACGAGACCGGCGCCGTTATCCGTATGCGCCAGCCTGGAATGGTGCAGCCGTTTAGCAATCCATTTGTTGGCCAGGCGGCATTCCCAATGCTGGACTACATCGACCAGATCAAAGAGGATCGCACCGGCATGAGCAAGGCCGCGATGGGATTGGATGCCGATGCCTTGCAGTCGAGCACCAAGGCAGCGGTAGCGGCCACCATCAGCGCAAGCCAGGGTCGCATTGAGCTGACGGCACGCCTGATGGCCGAGGGCATGAAGAAACTGTTTAAGGGCATATTGTTTTTGCTGGTGACGCACCAGGACAAGCCGCGCATGATTCGTTTGCGTAACGAGTTTGTGCAGATGGACCCGCGTGCATGGAATACCGCTATGGATGTCCACATCAATATCGGCTTGGGTAACGGCGACACCAACGAGCGCATCCAGGCTCTGATGATGATCTTAGGTAAGCAACAGGAGGCTTTGACTCAGTTGGGGCCACAGAACCCGCTGGTGACCCCGTCTCAGTATTCCCATACCCTGCGCCAGATCGTGCAGCTATCTGGGTTTAAGGACGCCTCGCAATACTTCAATGATGTGCCTGCCGACTACCAGCCGCCAGCCCCAGCAGCACCTAAACCTACTCCAGAGGAGGTGCTGGCGCAGGTGCAGGCCAAGTCTATTGAGGCCGATATTCAGAAGAAGGCGGCAGAACTGGAACTCAAGCACCAGCAGATGATCCGCGATGACGATTACCGGCGTGATGCCTTGGCGCAAGAGTTGTACTTAAAGAAATACGAACTTGAGTTAAAGTACAACGCACAGATTTCTACGGCTGAGATTGAAGCACAGCAAAATCTCAACCGAGAAGCAATGCAGCAGCAGACTACCCTGGCACAGAGCCAGATGTCAGCGGCTGCGCCCATCAACCAATACGGAATGGCATAAATGGAAAATGAAGAACTTGTACGCAAGGGCCGAAAGGCAAGCCAGTTGCTGGAGGATGAAACCTTCAACATGGCAATCAACAAAATGGAAAACGACCAGCTCTGGTACTTTCGGTCAACGAAACCAGAGGAGTCAGCCAAGCGAGAGATCGCCTGGTCCATGCTAAAGGCAATCGATAACCTAAAGATCGAATTGCAAAAGATTGTTGACAACGCAAAGGTGGCGCAACGCGCTATCGAGCGTGCGAATAAGTAGAGGACATTTATGCAACAAGCACAAACGGGTTCTGCGGGACCCATGAATCTGGACCAAGCGGCCCAGGCACTCTCTGCAATGCTGCCCGATGAGGGAGAACAGTCAATTGAGGAGACGTTTGACGATTCGCTGGAAGGCGAGTCGGCGGCGCCAGCCGAAACATCAGCGGAAGATGCAGACGCAGCCGATGATGTCACGGATGGCGAACAGTTAGAGGAAAGTGAAGATTCCGAGGAAGAAAAGCCGGATCAGACCTTTACCGTCAAAGTAGACGGCACTGAGGTTACTGTAACCCTGGACGAACTTCAGAAGGGATATTCGCGGACTCAGGACTACACGCGAAAGACTCAGCAAATTGCCGAAATTCGACGCCAAGTCGAGTCGGAAGCAGAGACCATTCGCGCCGAGCGTAGTCAGTACGCTCAGTTGTTAGGAGCATTGGAGTCGCAGGTTCAGCAAGCCGCAGAGCCTAATATTGATTGGGATCGCCTCTACCAAGAGGACCCCATCGAGTGGGTGCGGCAGAAAGAGGTGATGCGTGAAAACCAAGCAAAGGCACAGGCTATTCAATTTGAAAAGCAGCGTCTAGCGGAAATTTCACAGCAGGAGCAAGCTCAGCAGATGCAATCTTTTCTTGCGCAGCAGCAAGAGGAATTGCTGAAGGTTTTGCCTGATTGGAAAGACCCAAACAAGGCGAAAAAAGAGAAGGAATTGCTCATTGACTTTGGCCAGAAGGCTGGGTTTAGCACCGATGAACTGAAGAACATATTCGACCACCGCGTCGTTAACGTGCTGCGTAAGGCGGCACTGTACGAGCAGATGATGGCCAAGAGGCAAAACATCAAGCCGGTGACGAACAATGGCCCACGTCCTGCCAAGCCAGGTGCAGCAGGTCGTATCTCCCAAACAAGTGAAGCTACTCGCGCAAAACAGCGTCTTGCAAAAACTGGTCGCATCAATGATGCGGCTTCTGCAATTGAACTTTTATTGAAGTGAGTAAATCATGGCAATCGTAACTAATACCTTCACCACCTTTGATGCCAAGGGTATCCGTGAAGATTTGAGCAATGTAATCACCAACATTGCACCGGAAGAAACACCGTACATGAGCAACATTGGCCGCGAGTCGGTCAGCAATTCTCTGTTTGAGTGGCAAACCGACACCCTGGCAGCAGCCGCAGCCAACAAGCAGTTAGAGGGCGACGATGTTGCATCCTATGACGCTGTTACTGCTACTGTGCGTCTGCAAAACTATGCTCAGATTTCGCGCAAGACTATCGTCCTGTCCGCAACTGAGGAAGTGGTTAACAAGGCCGGTCGCCGTTCTGAACTGGCTTATCAGATCGCCAAGCGCGGCTCTGAGTTGAAGCGTGACCAAGAGTTTTCCATGCTCAATGGTGCAGTTGCTGCCGCTGGTAACACTACCACCGCACGCGGTACTGCTTCGCTTGGTGCGTTTATCAAGACCAACGTGGATATGCAGACTAACGGCGCGAATCCTTCGTACACGACGCTGCCAAACAGCGCCCGTACTGACGGTAACGTGCGTACCTTCACCGAGACAATTTTGAAGAACGTCATCCAGCAAGTCTGGACTTCTGGCGGTACTCCAAAAATCTTGATGACTGGCCCCGTTAACAAGCAGCGCGTTTCTGGCTTCTCTGGCATTGCTTCTGCACGTTACAACCTGAACGGTGGTGATCGTCCTGCAACCATCATTGGCGCTGCTGACATCTATGTCAGCGACTTTGGCCAGGTGCAAGTGGTTCCTAACCGCTTCCAGCGCGAGCGTGATGCCTGGGTGATTGATCCTGAGTACGCAAAGATGACTACCCTGCGTCCTTACCAGCAGATTGAGCTGGCTAAGACCGGCGATGCTGAGAAGCGTATGTTGATCGTTGAATGGGGTCACAAGGTCTTGGCTGAGAATGCCCACGGCCTGGCTGCTGACCTGATTACTTCGTAATCAAGCATGGAAGGGATCAGGGAAACCTGGTCCCTTTTTTAAATGAGCGAATCAAAAATATTTGAAACAAATTCAGACCTTGGAATTACTCGGACGTGGCACTACGACGAGGAAACTGACAAGGCGACAATACAGACAAGTCAAGATGTTACGGCCATCATTGAAGAAAACCGCAGCATCTATAACCAGGGCGAGAAGCACGACAAGTATGGCGAATGGAGCCGCGTGGCGTCCATACCACTTAGTGTCTACTTCAATCTCAAGGCAGAGGGCAAGTTAGAGGATGAAGCGTACATGAAACGCTGGCTCAACGATCCCGAAAACCAATACTTTAGAACTCGACCAGGACAAGTATGAACTATGTAGCAGTCTGCACGCCAGCGCGTGATATGGTGCATACCAATTTCACCTATTGCCTGGTGAACATGGTGGCGTATCACACTATCAGCACAACCGATGCTGTATCACTCAAGATCATGCAGGGTACGCTGATACAAAACCAGCGTGCTGACTTGGCGCTGGACGCGATGGCAGAGGGCTGCACGCATATCTTGTTTATTGACTCGGATATGACGTTCCCGCAGGACATGGTCGGCAGGCTGCTAAAGCATGATCTGGACATTGTGGCCACCAACTGCGCACGGCGCAGGATGCCTACCGGACCTACTGCACAGAATTACAAGCCTGATGGGACGCGCGAGCTGGTGTACACCATGCCAGAATCCACCGGCATTGAGGAAGTAGGCTCCATTGGCATGGGCGTGATGCTGATTAAGCGTAACGTCTTTGAGATGCTGTCAGAGCCGTGGTTTGAGACGCCGTGG